GGTGTTCAAGGTCCTATCGGTCCAACGGGTCTTACGGGTGATACCGGTCCAACGGGTCCAACGGGGCTTACCGGTGTTACTGGTTCTCCGGGACCCACCGGCCCCCCAGGTCCTTCGGGAACCAACTATTTCGAATTAAGTGGATCAAATATTTATAGGTCTACGGGGAATGTGGGCATAGGGACGACGAATCCGAATAATCCACTAGATGTTCAATTTACAGGAGATAAAGGGATACGAGCTAAAAACACTGGAACATCCACGGGCGATCACGCGAGTGTGTATATAGATGCCGGAAGCGGAAACGGGTATCTAAAATTTCAACATTCGGGAACTGATAAATTTTGGATTCAATCCACACCGACGGGTGATTTAGCTTTTAGACCTAATGGGGGGAGTCACGTGTTCGATATTAATAGCTCCGGGTATACCCAAGTCAGTCAAGATGGTAGTTCTAGTTATGTACGAATGGATAACGGTGGAAGTATATGGAGAAATTACAGCAACGGTTCGGGTGCGGGTATACACTTCACGGGTGGAGCTGTAATTCCCGCGGATATGAACGGGGTTAATCATGGAAATAACTCCGTAGATCTTGGACATACGTCGTATAAATGGAGAAACTTGTATGTGTATGACCAAGTTCAAAGTGGTAGTGTCTACGCCACTGGCTATTTGTATAGTACTGGTTACATACAATCACCAAAATATGCCATAACCGGCGTAAATACTCAAATGTATAACGCGGGGGGGCTGTGGGGAATGAAATATAGCACCAACACGTATTCATGGCACAGGTGGAATGGACCTCACCATTTTGATCTATATAGTAATTCGTCGTTCACTTCGGCTGGTGTACCTTTTTATATTAATTATTATTCCGGTGCTCAGACTAGATGTTACAATTTTCAAAATTACAGTGACGATAGAATCAAAACAAATGAACGTTACATAACGAACGCGACACAAACACTTCTTAAACTAAAACCACAGATATACGACAAAGGTCCGAATTTAGGTAGTACGTGTAGTGGAACGAGAGTTGAATCGGGTCTGATCGCACAAGATGTTTACTACGATACACCAGAGCTTAGGCATCTCGTAGGGTATCATGATGATGCCGAAATACCCGACGAAAAACCATACGTAGATAACGATCCTCAGAAAGACCCCGATTATTCTATGTGGGGTAGTAAATCCGCCGCAGTTGATTACATAGGTCTCATAGCATACCTCATCAAATCTAATCAGGAAATTCACGAAGAACTCCAAACCACTAGGACCGAGCTCCAAACCGAAAAGAAAAAAACCGCGACGATGGAACTATTAGTCGCATCGCTCCTCAAGCGTGTCGGGGATCTCGAAAAGCGTATCAATTAAAGAAAAAGCGCTTTCGTAAAGTACAAAATGTCTTGCATCGCCACTCTCAGGCCCGTCATTACCACCCCCATTCGATCCAGGAACAGGGTTAAGTCCCGCAATGTTCGCACCGTAGTGCGCGCGACCAATGAGGGCTCTCGTTTCACAAAGATCGATCGTCCTAACGATTTTCTAGCGGTCGCGGAGCGTGTTAACGGTCGCGCGGCCATGATTGGCTTCACCTCCGCGGTGGTCGATGAGATCATGACTGGTAACCCTATCAGCGCACAGTTCCATGATAACATCGGACTCTCCATCGCCGTCGCGTCCTTGGTTTTCCTCGGTACGGCCGCTAACCCAGAGGATGAGGGATACGTCCAGGGACCATGGAAGCCCGAGACCGAACTCGTGAACGGTCGACTCGCGATGATCGGAATTCTATCACTTCTACTCACCGAGTCTCTTCATCCACAGGTCCCCTTATTTTAATGCTTAAAAAAATAAAACCGTAGTATAATATAAAACATGTCAGGTGGAATTGCGCAATTAGTGGCAATTGGAGCCCAGGATGCTCATATCGTTGGCAAACCCGAAGTTTCATTTTTCCGTTCTACATACAAACGTCATACAAATTTTTCTCAGACCGTCGAGAAACAGGTTATCCAGGGTAACCCCGTCGCGAACGGTATGTCGACCGTCCGTTTCGAGCGTAAGGGAGACCTTCTCGGGTACGTCTACCTGTCTCCCCGCAGTGGAACTGCTTCTTATTCTCCCGCCGAATGGGTTAGCCGTATCGCCAAGGTGGAATGGTTAGTCGGCGGTCAAGTTATTGACACTCAAGAGAGTCATTTCTCTCAGTACATTGCGCCAACTGTTTTCGCACAAAACACGTCCAAGTCCAAGAGTGGTCACGGTGAGGCTGCTAAGAGTCGATTTTACCCCCTCAGATTTTCGTTCTGCGAGAGTGTGCAATCGGCTTTACCACTCGTTTCTCTTCAATTCCACGATGTTGAGCTTAGGATTACTTGGGGAGCAGATCTTACCGGTTCGTGGGAATGCTACGCCAATTTTATCTACCTCGATACTGATGAGCGTGCCGCTCTCGCGAACACCCCCCAAAACATGCTCATTACGCAGACTCAGAAATCTATCGCATCTAGTTCAACAGTACAGGAAATTAATATGAATCATCCAGTGAAGTATTTAGCTTCTTATCACCCCGCTTTACTCAGTATTGCAAACGATAATTCGAAGGTTAAGCTTCAGATCAACGGTACTGATGTTACAGATTTCAAATATACCGATCCCCATTACACGGCGATCAGCGAGTATTACCACACCCCTTCTTCCAAGCCTTTACAGGTTGTCACTACGACGACGACTTCTTCCGCGGCTCCCACTATCAGCGCTCTCGGCGAAGTTCAGGCTGCGATTAACGGTTTGACGTATACATCTACCACGACCGTAGCCGCCGACGGTAATTCTAAGAAACTTTTCATCTACCCTTTCTGCCTAGAAACCGGTAAGCTTCAGCCGACTGGCAGTTTAAATTTCAGTCGTCTTGATAGTGCTCGCCTTTTAACGGAGGGTGGCGCTGGTTTCGATGCTGACATTTATGGAGTAAATCTCAATATTTTACGCATAGAAAATGGAATGGGAGGGTTGATGTATAGCAACTAAATTAACACGTAGTATTTTCCCAATAAGTATTAAATGTGGGGACTCTTATTTCTCGTATTTTTCGTTTTTATGATCACCTACAATCCTAAATCCGGAACACTTAATAAATATATCCCAGTAGAAAATGCAAAAAGTAAAAATGGTCATTATCAGGAAATACAATTTGGTCAACAGGGATACAATTACCCAACTACCAATAGATCCAATATGGGCGTAATTGTATCTACTTAAAAACAAAATGACTGTAATAATTACAGCATGTTTACATTCGATCGCGAGACTGCACTCCTCGTAACAGTAGCCGTCTGTGTGATTGCCTCTATTTATATGTATCGCGAACTCAGGCGATCTAAAGACGATATCACCCAAATTAAGGACGTCCTCGATCGTGCTGCCGAGGAGGATGAAATGTATACGGAACAGGAAGAGAGTGAGATGCACGCCCCATCGGCGAATGTAGATGACGCCGGTCAGGGTGCAAACACTAGTTTTGACCCACAGAATCAACCCATGATGAGCATGGGAACTATGCCTATGCCCACGCCTGGACAACTTTCGCCTCAATAATCTTATCAGGGGATTATAGAAGCTAATGAGCAATGAAAAAACATAAAGCTATAGCTATTCCCGTAACGTTTGCTGGTGATACACCCCGTTTTCTCACGGTGAGAGACAAAAGATTCAAAGAGTGGATTTTTGTAACTGGGGGTTGTAGACGTCGCGAAATTTATTGTCCTATAAGATGTGCATTACGTGAATTAGAGGAAGAAACTAGAGGTGTTGTATCCTTGAAAAGTGGAGAATATACAAGTTATTCATTCACAGTAAGAGAAAGTCCTACTGTGGAGCTAGAGTACACTGTATTTATATTATTTGTCGATTATTCAAAAACCGAACAATTAGAACTTATACGTAGATTTAATGAAGAAAAATATAAAATGCAAACTAAGAAAATACACATGAAAAGAACGTACGACGAGAATGATTTTATGAGTTTTGATACGTTACATGAGTTTAACGTGAGAAGGTGTTGGGAACGAATTGTGGAAAATGTGGTTAACAATCCAGAATTTTACACTTGCGTGACTTCTCTTAACAGAAAAACCTTCACTATAAAATAATGAAGTCGAAGAACTATATCCTTCAGCAAATTAAAGAAATATTAATCGATAAGAAATCATATAGCGAAGACAGGGCTGATCAGTATATAGAAGGTATTAAAAATAAAACAGTGTATGAACTTTTAGTGGAGAAAAAGGAACTTAGTATACAGGAAGACGAATATAGAGATGTGTCGTGCAGGACTTCAATCTGGCACGAAGAAGAGTATTAAAAGAAAACCCCTATATAAATGTAAGTATGTTTAGATCTAAGTGTCTAAACGATGGATTCACCTTTAAAGAGGGCTCCAATCTATCACATGTGCTCATGGACGGCGGACTTAACAGTCGTCTATCTGTTCCTTTTGATAGATTGAATCATTTTTATTCAATATACATGAATGCGTAAAGGCTGGTGAGCGTGTATGTCTCGTCGAACAGAAGACGGATACGTTTAACTTTTTTGTTGATCTCGATTATAAAGATGTAGAAGATATACCATTCGAACGTCTCGAGGAGTATACTCGTACGATTTGTGACCGCGTTACACATTTCGGTGGGAAGGATGTTCTTATATCCGTGGCCGAACCAAAATCGTGTGGTGAGGGTATGATTAAATATGGTATTCATATGAATTGGCCCAAATTTGTTGTTGACCATGGATCAGCTATGGCTTTACATTCTCATATCGTATCGTCATTGAACATAATGTTCCCAGGTAAACCTTGGAAGGATATAGTAGATACGGCTGTATACGGAGGAGGGAGACGAACTTCTAAGGGTAGTGGTTTCCGAATGCCATGGGCCCATAAGTACGTCAAGCGCGAATATCATGGAGTGTATAAACCCGTACTCATGTATACACATGGAAATGGGGGCCTTACCCGTATTCATGATAAAGGTCCGAGTGTTGATATCATGCACATGTCCACACTTCGTACACAAGTAACTGACCATGTTATAATTGAAGGATCAAAACGTGAGGAAGGTGGATTTTCTCTTCGGGAAATTAAAAACGTTTACTCAGATGAGAAAATTATTTTTCAAATCGAATCTTTTATTCAAAAAAATTTAGAGGGACAGGGGAATTCTAAAATTACAAAAGTATTCCAAGATAAAAATACATTTTTAGTGGGAACGAACTCTCGATACTGTGAAAATCTTCGACGAGAACACATGTCTAACCATGTATGGTTTAGAATAGAGGGAAGAACTATCGCCCAACGTTGTTTTTGTACGTGCCCTACAATGAGAGGTAGAAGATTTGGGTATTGCAAAGATTTCTATGGACGAAAGCACGAGTTACCAGATAAGATATTTAACGAAATATACAGGGGTGGATATAAGCCACCGTTTGTAGAAACACCCAATAATATATGCATACCGTGTCCAGA